TCCTTCCTGTTATCTGACGAGAACGTCCAAGGCCGTCATGACTCGTCCTGCATTGAGGCGTTGGGGGTTGGGGTTGGTTCGGATCGTCCGAGGTTGGTTACGCCGTGTGTACCCAGCGAGTCTTTTGGGGGCCGGGTGGGGGAGTGGTCAGCCAGGGTGCTTGGTCGGGAACTGTTTCCGTGGCAGTTGCTGGCTCTTGAGGGGGCGTTGGCGGTGGATGACAGCCTGACGTTTCGGCACAGCACGGCGTTGGTGTCGTGTGCCCGGCAGAACGGCAAGACCTCGATGCTGGCTGCGCTTGTGGGGTGGGCGTTGACCGAGTTGCCGAAGGTGTGGGGCCGTCCGGTGCGGATCATGTCCACGGCTCACGAGTTGAACTTGGCGACTGAGGTGTGGCGCGAACTGGAGGACCAAATACGGCTGTGGGAGGAGGCCGATTTGTGCAAGGCGGTCTACGCGTATGGGCGGAATGAGGTGCGGTTCAAGGACGGGAGCCTGTACAAGGTGGTGGCGGCGACCGGGAAGAAGCACGGCGGGACGTGGGACATCATCATTGGGGACGAGTTGTGGGCGCTGTCCGAGGCCACCATTTTCGGGGCGCTCCGCCCGTCGCAGATCGCGGTCCCGTCGCCGCTCATGTACCTGACCTCGACGGCGGGGGACGAATCCTCTAAGGCGTTTCTCAAGTTGCGGGAGCAGGCGCTTGGCCTGATTGACGCGGGCACACCCGGGGATCTGTTTATGGCTGAGTGGTCTCTGCCGACCGGGGTGGACCCGCTGGACGAGACGTGGTGGGGGTACGCCAACCCGGCGCTCGGGCGCACGATCAGCGTGAAGGGGTTGCGGTCGGCGGCGGCAGCCCCCGACAGGGGCGAGTTCTTGCGGGCGCATTGCAACTTGTGGGTGGCGGCGGCGGCGTCGTGGATGCCCCCCGGCAGGTGGGCAAAGGCGGTCACCGAGAACACGGCGGGCGTCGGGGCGTCGTGGCTCGTAGTGGACTCGGCGCTGGATGACTCCAAGTACGTAGGGGTGTGGGCCCGCCTGAATGACGCTGCGGAGGTGGTCGGGTCGGTCCGGTTTACCACCGAGTCCAACGCTGAGATGTGGGCCAGCATTGAGGGCTGCCTAGAGGCCGACCCGCAGCTGCGGCTTGCCATCACACCGGGGCTGGAGATCCACACACCGGACAAATACCGGGAACGGACCGAGGTGTGGGGCTACGGCGAGTTGGTCAAGTACACGGGGCTCGTCCGGTCGCTCATAATGGAGGGCAAGGTGCTGCACGACGGGGGGGAGATGCTGGCGGAGCACGTGAACCGGGCGGTGCTAGTCAAGGGGCAGAACGGTCAGCCCGTGCTTTCGTCGCAACGGTCGCCCGGGCCTATCGAGTGCGCCCGTTGTCTCGTGATCGGTGCGGCGCTCGTGTCACGGCCCGGCAACCGAGGCAAGGCAGCCATCGGGTTCGGATGAGACCCCATTACGAATTGACCCCTCTTGAGTGACCCCATTACGAATTGACCCTAAATAACCTCAACGGGGTTACCCCGTTCAGATAGTTGTTGCAAATGCAACATGCCTTAGTTACAGTAACTCGGGAATGGGTATCTTTTCGCGCAAGGTAGAGTTGCAGGCCGCGCCGGACGACACGTTCAAGGCAGCCATCGGCATCGGTGGCGTCAACAACTACCTGTCGTACACGGTCGGCACCCCCGAACTGAACGCGCTGACCAACCCGACCATTGGGCGCAGCCGCGATCTTCTCGCCGCCATGATCGGCAGCCTCGAACTGAAGCACTACTCCAAGCAATGGAACGGCGACGGCTACGACGAGGTGTACCTGCCGCTAGAGCCGTGGATGGAGAACCCCGACCCGAAGAACACCCGCACGTTCTTCATGGCAAACATCTTTTCGGACCTGTTCTTCTACGGGCGGGCCTTTGCTTACATCACCACTCGGTACTCCACCGGGCTCCCCGCGTCCCTGTCATGGCTCCCCGCCGCCAACGTGCAAACCCCCAACATGCAGGGTCCGCAGTTCTTCGGGCCGTCCGACGAGGTGGAATTCAACGGTCTGGAAATTGACCCGAACAACGTGGTCCAGTTTGTTTCCCCCATTATGGGCATCATCTATTCGGGGGCGCGGGCCATCAACATTGCGTTGCATCTTGATCAGGCAGCCGACCGATACGCAGAACTTGAGACACCCCCCGGGTATCTTCAGATTGTCTCCGGTGAAGAGCACTCCGGCGAGGATCTGTCGGACCTGTCCGCCGCGTGGCAGGCCGGGCGCCGCAAGCGCGCCATCGGCGCACTAGAGCGCCACGTCAAGTTCGTGGAATACGACAATGACCCGGGGCAGGTGGTCGCCCAGTTGCGGTCCGATCAGGCGCTGGACCTTGCCCGTCTGTGCAACATTCCCGCCTACATGGTGTCCGCCCCCACCAAGGGTGCATCCATGACGTATCAGAACGCGCAGCAGGCCCGACAGGATCTCTACCTGTTCGGCGCGAAACCGTACATCGACTGCATTGAGCAGACCCTGTCAATGCAGATGCTCCCGCGGGGCCGCTACGTGGAGTTTGACATTGAGGACTACCTCGGCGAGAACGACATGGGCGCACCCGCCGACCGTTCCGCCCCCGACCCGGAGGATTCACCCGAATGATCCAGTTCATCGCATCACCCGTCACCCTTGACGCAGCCGAAGGCGAAGAGTCGCCGCGCAGCATCACCGGGGTGGCAGTCCCGTGGGACACCCCCGCCACCGTCTCGGGCGGTGAGCGTGTCGCGTTCAAGCGCGGCGCGTTTGACGTCAACGGCAAAGCGCCCAAGTTGCTGGAGGGTCACGACATGACGCAGTTGCGCGGCGTGGTCACCGAACTCGTCGAGGCCGACGAGGGACTGCTGTTCACCGCCAAGTTCGCCAAGACCCGCGCAGCCGACGACGCCGTGGAACTCGTCAAGGCAGGCGCATACGACAGCGTCAGCGTCGGCGCCGTCCCGCTCAAGTGGAAGTTTGACAAGCAGGGCACCATGGTGGTCTCCAAGGCCGACCTCGTGGAGATCAGTTTGGTCGCTCAGCCCGCATTCAAGGATGCGGTCATCACAGAAATCGCAGCCTCCCAGCCGGAGGATGACGAAACCCCCAACCCCGTTTCCGAGGAGGAAAACGTGAACGAAAACACCCCCCACGTGGAGGCCGAGGCTCCGGCTGTCGTCCCCACCGCCCCCATCTACGCAGCCGCCAAGCGCGAGTTCGTGATGCCGTCCGCCGCCGAGTACATCTCGAAGTTCCTCGTCGGCGGTTCCGAGTGGCAGGAGTTCAGCCAGCGTCTCGCGGCTGCCGCCCCCGACGTCGTCACCACCGACACGCCCGGTGTGCTCCCGAAGCCCATCGTCCAGCCCGTCTACAACTCGCTGCGCGGCATCCGCCCCGTGATCGACGCCATCGGCACCAAGGCCATGCCGGCCTCCGGCAAGGTGTTCATCCGCCCCGAGGTCACCACGCACACCACCATCGGCGCCAGCAACGGCGAGAACGTCGCCCTTGACTCCGGCACCTTCGTGGTGTCCGAGAATCAGGTCACCAAGGGCGTCTACGGCGGCTACGTCAAGGTCTCCGAGGAGACGATCGACTGGTCCCAGCCCGAGATCGTGTCGCTCATCCTCGACGACATGGCGCGCGCCTACGCACAGGCCACGGATGACGTGGCGGCGGACAACCTCGTCACGGGGGCATCGACCACCACCAACTTCACCGTCGCCAGCATCACCGACCCCGCAGAGTGGGCCCGCTGGATGTACACCGCCGCCGAGTCCATCCTCAGCGCCACCAAGTACCTCCCGTCCATGCTCTTTCTCAGCGCAAATATGTGGCGCAGCCTCGGGCTGCTCACGGACACGTCGGACAGGCCGCTGTTCCCGCAGGTCGGCCCGATGAACGCGTTCGGCGCCATGAACCCGGCAGGCACGCAGGCCTCGGCCTTCGGTCTCACCGTCGTGGTCGACGCCAATTTCGCAAACGACACGGTCATCGTCGGCGTCCCGGACGGCTACGAGATCTTCGAGCAGCAGAAGGGCGCCATCAGCGCCGAGGCCAACGACGGTTCGCTGTCGCGCACGATCGCGTTCCGTGGCTACCTCGCCACGCTCATGATCGAGTCGGCAAAGTTCCGCAAGGCCGCTTTCGTCTGAGTCTGACGGCACGGAGGGTCTGAACGGTTATGGCTGTCTACACGGTCACACACGGCACACACTTGGACGGCGTCAGCGCCGTTCAGACCCTCACGCCCCTTGACAACGTCCGCCTCGGCGACTCAGTCACCGTGGCAGGCGCAGGCGCAAAGTTCAACGCCACCGCCCCCGTCATCTCAATTGAGCCCTACGCCTACACAGGGAAGGACGACGACGGCTACCTCCAGTTCGACTACAACGATCCGCGCCCCAATCAGGTGCTGTACGAGGTCGCCGGACAAGACAACGACACCGCGTACTACGAACTGAACGGCACCCTTACCGTCACGTTCACCGTCACGTGGATCGTGGACGCTGACGTCACCGCATGGCTCGGCATCAGTTCCGCCACCGCCAACGACACCGCGTTCATAACAACGTGCGTGGCGGCGGCGAACGCGTGGTGCTACCGGAAACGCAAAGAGGCGGGCTACACGGACGCCACGTCCACAGCCCCGTCGGCGGACGTCAAGTTGGGCACCGTCATGTACGCAGGCACCCTGTACCGGGAGCGCGGCAGCGTCGACTCGTTCGCCTCGTTCGACGGGATGGGCTCGCTCCCGATTCCGACCACCCTCGGGCGCATCATGCAGCTGCTCGGGTGCGGACGCGCACAGGTGGCTTAAATGCCCGCCACAGGCATTCTTGCCGAAGCCATCAACGCCATCAGCGCGGATCTCACCGGGTTGGGCTACAAGGTGGTCACAGACCCCCGCAACGCCCGCCCGCTGACCGTCCTGATTGAACTGCCGACGCTGGATGCGTTCACCTACAACGTGGGCGACATCCGGGTACGGGCCCGCATCCTTGCGGCACCCCCCGGTAACCAAGACGCCACCGATTGGCTCATCAGCCAAGTCGACACCATCATGGCAAGCGACATTGCCGTGACATCCGGGAGCCCCGGCCTCGCCTCATACGGCGGGCAGGACATCCCAACCTATGACCTCACAATTGCCGTAGCAGTACGGCGCAACTAAAAGGAGCCAACATGGCAACCACAACGTTCCTCGGCGGTCCCGCAGTCCTCACGATTGGCGGAACCGATTTTGCGGATCAATGCACGGATTTTTCGTGCGAATTGGGCTATGACACCCTCGAGGTGACGACGTTCGACGATACAGGCCACAAGATGGCGAAGGGGCTCATGACGGTGTCCGGGAGCGCCACCCTGTTCGCCTCGTACGGCGCAACCGAGGTGGAGGGCATCCTCGCTGACATCGTCGGCGACGGCACCACCACCATCGTGTTCAAGAAGGGTTCGGGCGCAATTGCCGCCGACAACCCGGAGATCACCATTTCCAACACGATGCTGTCTGTCGTGCCGTACGCGTACAATGTGGGCGAGATGCAGACTTTCGCAATCAGTTGGGAAGGCGGCACGTGGGTTCGGGACGTCACCCCGTAACCACCCGAACAGAAAGGGGCACCCCCAATGAGAATCCGAGTCACGCCCATTGACGGCGAAACCTACGAGGTGGACACAAACCTGTACGTCATCGTTTCGTGGGAGCGCAAGTTCAAGCGGAAAGCATCGGACCTCGCCACCGGAGGCGTCGGCATTGAGGACTTGGCGTTCATGGCCTACGAGGCCTGCCGGGTCCACAATGTCACCGTCCCCCCGATCTTTGATGACTACATCCGCAAGATGCAGCACATCGAGGTGGTGGGGGACGAGCCCGAAAACCCTACGGACGGGGCACCTACCGATACGCACTAGCCCTCGTGCTGGCGGCGACCGGGTACTGGCCCCCACAAATACCGTTTGAGGAATCAGACCTCGCAACGGTACTCAAGATCCTGAAAGAGCAGAACAAGCAGAAATGACCGCATCCGCCAACATAGAAATCGTGGGGGTCAAGGATGCTATTCGTTCGCTCAACAAGGTGGAGCCGGGCCTGCGGAAGCAGTTCCAGCAGGACGCCACCCGGATCGCGCAGCCAGCCATTGAGGAGGCACAGCGCGGCTATGTGGGGCTCCCGCTGTCGGGCATGGCGTACAAGTGGACACAGGACGGCAAGAAAATCTTCCCGTATGACCCGGTCAAAGCCGCCAAGGGTGTCAAGTTGAAACTGGACGCGGCCCGCAACGCTGTGGCGGTCATCGTGATCCAGCAGACGGACCGAGCGGCAGCGGTGTTCGAGTCGGCGGGCCGGAAGAACGCCAACAACCTCGGCAACAGCCTCGGCGAGTTGAAGCCGGGACGAACCCGCATCATCGGGCCTGCCGTGTACCGCAAGCGGTCCAGCATCGAACGCGAAATGTCGCAGGCCGCCATGCAGGCCATTGAAACCGTCAACAGGGAGTTGTCCTAATGGCTATCACAATCCCCATCATTTCCGAGTTTGACGGCAAGGGCGTCTTGAAGGCTGTCCAAGAATTCAAACAGTTGGAGGGGGCAGGCAAGAAGGCACAGTTCGCCATCAAGAAGGCCGCGGTCCCGGCAGCGGCTGCGCTCGGCGGGCTGGCGGTCATCCTCGGGGACGCCACCAAGGGGGCAATGGAGGACGCCAAGGCACAGGCCGAACTTGCTCGCCAGTTGGAATTTTCGGCGGGTGCTACCGACGCGCAGATTGCCGCTACTGAGGACTGGATCAGCACACAGGGCCGCCTTCTTGGCGTCACGGACGACGAGTTGCGTCCGGCTATTGCCAGCCTGTCGCGCGTCACGTATGACCTTGAGGAGGCGCAGAAGGCTGCCAGCCTCGCTATGGACATCAGCGCCGCCACCGGGAAACCGTTGGAGGCTGTCACTAACGCGCTGTCAAAGGCGTACGGCGGAAACTTGACGGCGCTCGGCAAACTGGACCCGAGCCTGAGGGAGATGATCAAGGGCGGCGCCACGCTCGACGAGGTGTTCTATTCGCTGGAATCCACGTTCAGCGGGGCCGCAACCACCGCAGCGAACACCGCTGAGGGCGGGTTCAAGCGCCTCGGGGTCAGCCTGAACGAAACCAAGGAGTCCATCGGGGCGGCCCTGTTGCCCATCATTGAGAAGGCGCTCCCGGTCCTGCAAAAGTTCGCTACTTGGGCGCAGGACAACCCGAATTTGTTCCTCGGCATTGCGGCAGCCATCGGCGCCGTGGCGGTCGCCATCACCGCTGTCAACATCGCTATGGCGCTCAACCCGTTCACCGCAATCGCGGCGGGTGTGGCCCTGCTCGTGGTGGGTGTGGTCGCTGCCTACAAGAAGTTTGAGACCTTCCGCAACGTCGTAAAAAGCGTTGTTAACGGGGTGGCAGCCTATTTTGAGTTTGTGGCTAATTCGTGGGTGAAAGCAACTAACATAATCATTCGCGGCATCAACCTTGTGAAACCCGGCAAGGATATTCCGAGCATTGATCCCATTAGCATTGGGCGCATGGGCGAGGAGTCCAT